GGGCTACAAAAACCGTGTCAGGTTCAAAGGTCCGGCCCCAATCACACAGCGTGACATTCAGCGGGGGGTGATCGCATGGGCAGCGGAGGAGCCCGCGCCAACCCCGGCCCGGCGCCGGACCCCAACGCCGCGCGCCGCAACCGGCCCGGAGACCAGGCGACCTGGACGACTCTGCCCGCCGAGGGCCGCGCCGGGCAGGCCCCGCCCTTCCCGCTCCTGGATGAGACCGTGCGCGAGCACGACCTGTGGCGGGATCTGTGGCGTCTGCCCCAGGCCGTGATGTGGGAGCGGCTCGGACAGGAGCTGGAGGTGGCGCTGTTCGTGCGCAAGCTCGCCGAGGCCGAGCAGCCCCGCGCCTCCGTCGAACTCCAGAAGGTCGTTCGCCAGTACCTCGGGTCACTGGGCCTGTCGGTGGAGGGCATGCTCCGGCACCGGTGGCGCATCGAGGGCGCCGAGCCCTTGATCAAGCCGTCCACGACGTCGACGCCCAAGCGCCGTACCTCGCGGTCCCGGCTCAAGGTCGTGCGCCCCGATGAAGACGCCCAGTCTTGAGAAGTCCTTCGTCGTCGCCTGGCCCACGATGTGGGTCGTCCCGGACTGGATCGAGGCCCACTGCGTGGTCCCGGACGGCTTCGACAAGGGCGCGGAGTTCGAGCTCTACCCGTGGCAGCTGTGGTGCACGGTCAACCACTACCGGGTCAAGCCCCAGGCCGTGCGCGGCCAGCTCGCCCCCGCGTTCGTCAGCCGCCGGTCTCAGATCATCGCCCCGCAGAAGACCGGCAAGGGCCCCTGGGGCGCGTCGGTAGTACTCGCCGAGGCGTTCGGTCCGGCCGTCTTCGATGGGTGGGCGGGCACCGACGACGGGTACTCGTGCGCCGACCACGGCTGCCCGTGCGGGTGGGAGTACCCCTACGAGCCCGGCGAGCCCATGGGCACCCCGTGGCCGACGCCGCTGATCCAGCTCACCGCGACGACCATCACTCAGACCCAGAACGTGTACCGGCCGCTCACGTCGATGATCCAGCAGGGTCCGCTGGCCGACCTGGTCCTGACCATCGGTGAGGACTTCGTCCGCGTCCCGGGCGGGCGCATCGACACCGTCACCTCATCGGCCAAGTCCAAGCTCGGCAACCCGATCACCTTCGCGTTGCAGGACGAGACGGGCCTGTACACCGAGGCGAACAAGCTGCGGTCCGTGGCCGAGACCCAGCGCCGCGGCGTCGCGGGCATGGGCGGCCGGTCGATGGAGACCTCCAACGGGTGGGACCCCTCGGAGCACTCGGTGGCCCAGCGCACCAGCGAGTCCAAGCGCAAGGACATCTTCAAGTACCACCCGCAGGCGCCCAAGCAGCTCTCCTACCTGAACAAGCGCGAGCGCCGCCAGATCCACCGGTACGTGTACTCCGGGTCCGCGCACGTGGACCTGGACGCCATCGAGGGCGAGGCCGCCGAACTCCTGGAGACGGACCCATCCCAGGCGGAGAGGTTCTTCGGGAACAGGTCGGTGGCCGGGACCAGGTCGTGGATGAACACCGCGGCGTGGGCCAAGCGCGCCAACGCACTCGGCCCGGCCCCGGCCGGGACGCGCGTGGTGGGCGGCTTCGACGGCTCGGACGTGGACGACTGGACCGCGATCCGCCTGGAGACCATGGGCGGCTACCAGTTCACGCCCACCTTCGGGCCGGACCGGGCACCGTGCATCTGGAACCCCGCGGACTACCCCGACGAGCAGGTACCCCGCGAAGAGGTCATGGCCGCCATGGACGAGGTCATGACCACCTACGACATGGTGCGGATCTACTGCGACCCGCCGTACTGGGCCTCGGAGGTCAACGCCTGGGTGGCCCTGTACGGGGACAGCGTCGTCATCCCCTGGCGTACCAACCGCACCGTGGCCATGCACGAGGCGTGCGAGCGGCTGCGCACCGACGTCACGAAGAAGGACACCACCTTCTCCCACGACGGGTGCGAGACCACCGCCGACCACATGGCCAACGCCCGTGCCGCCGCTCGACCGGCCAAGCGGTACGTGCTGGCCAAGCCCTCGGACTCCCAAAAGATCGACTGCGTCATCCCCTCGGTGCTCGCGCACGAGGCCCTGGGCGACGTCATCGAAGCAGGGCTGAACCTGGCTGAGCAGCCGACCTACGTCTACACCGGGTCGATGACCCGAGGGAGGTGAACACCATGACCGAGCTGGCGCTGTACCACCCGCAGATGCACGACCTGACCCGCGGCGCCCTGGGCGAACTGCAACGCCTCTCTGCGGACCTGACCGCCCGGCAGGGGTCGATCAAGCGGCGGATGGACTACTTCCGGGGCCGCCACCAGCTGTGCTTCGCCTCGCCGGAGTTCTCCGAGTACTTCGGTGAACGCTTCCAGGGCTGGTCGGACAACTGGTGCAAGCCCGTCGTGGAAGCGCCGGCCGAGCGCATCAACCCGCTGGGCGTGCGCCTGGCCGGGCAGACCTCCGCCGACACCGACCTGGCCCGGGTGTGGCGAGAGAACGGCGCGGACCGGGGAGCCTCGGAGGCGGTCACGGTCACGTTGGCCGCGGGCCGCGCCTACTCCATGGTGTGGGGCGACCCCGAGGACGACGACGAGGACACCCCGCTCATCACGTGGGAGCGCCCCGACCAGGCGATCGTCGGCTACGACGCTGAGACCCGGCGCCCCCGGTCCGGGCTCAAGCTGTGGCGGGACGAGAACTACGAGTACGCCAGCCTCTACACCCGCCGGTACCTGTGGAAGTGGAAGCGTTCCGCCGCCCGGGTGGTGCCCTACGGCGACCACCCCGACCCGGCGGTGCAGGCCGGTGGCGGGTGGGAGATGCGCCAGGGCCCCAACGACCACACCTGGCCGATCCCGAACCCGATGGGTCGGGTGCCGCTGGTGGAGTGGCGCAACCAGTCGCTGCTGGACGACACCCCGCTCTCCGACATCGACGGCGTCATGGCCATGCAGGACGGCATCAACCTCATCTGGGCGTACCTGCTCAACGCCCTGGACTTCGCCAGCCTGCCGACCCGGGTGGTCACCGGCGCCGACACCCCGAAGATCCCGATCCTGGACGCCAACGGCCGCGTGGTCGGCGACCGCCCGGTCGACCTGAACGAGCTGCGCCGCGAACGCATCCTGTGGATCCCCAAGGAAGCGAACGTCGAAGAGTGGACCGCAGCGAACCTGGAGGTGTTCTCCAACGTCATCGAGCGGGCCATCGAGCACATCTCCGCCCAGACCCGCACCCCGCCCCACTACCTGGTCGGCAAGGTCAGCAACCTCAGTGCGGAGGCGTTCACCGCGGCCGAAACCGGCCTGGTGTCCAAGGCCGGGGAACGGATCATCTACCTGGACCCCGCGGCCCGAGGCACCTACGAGCTGATCGCCCTGGCCCAGGGCAACTCGGCCAAGGCCCGCGCGGTGCGCGGCGGCAAGGTGATGTGGGGCGACCCGCAGTACCGGTCCATGGCCCAGAAGGTCGACGCGCTCATGAAGCTCAAGGGCATGGGCTTCCCCCTGGAGTGGATCGCTGAGCAGTACGGGCTGGAACCCGACGAGGTCGCCCGCGTCATGCTCATGCGCCAGCAGGAGGCCGCCCTGGACCCCCTCTCCGCCATAGCCGACGAACTCGGCCGCGGCCCCGCGCCCGGCGCCCTGCCCGCGAGCGGGTCCGCCGACCCGATGGTCTGACCCCGCAAGGGAGGTGGACGTGGCCGCACCCGCCCCGGCCCTGGACCACAAGGCCGACACGACCCGCCTGGCCACCACCACGGCCCGCGCCGCCCGCGCCGAGTGGGCCCAAGTCGACCCCGACCAGATCCGCACCTCCTGGCAGAACCGCCTACCGCGGGTGCTGACCCTGGTCGTGGCCGCCCAGCGGGCCGCCGCCGGATTGAGCGAGCCCTACCTGCGCCAACTCCTGGGCCTGGACGCAGAGCAGGCCCTGGACCCGGCCGCCCTGTCCGGTATTGCCTCGGACGGTCGCCCCCTCGACTCGCTGCTCGCCCAGCCCGTGGTCACCGCTCTGACCTACCTGGCCACTGGCCGCGCCGTCGGCGACGCCATGGCCGCCGGGCTCGCGATGCTGGAAATCATCGTCGGCACACAGGTCCATGACGCCGCCCGCGTCGCGGACCTGATCGGCATCACCACCCGTCCCGGCGTGGCCTACACCCGTGTGGTGGAACTGCCCGCCTGCGACCGGTGCATCGTTTTGGCCGGTCAAACCTACTCGGCGTCGGAGGGATTCGAGCGCCACCCCCGATGCGACTGCGGGATTCTCCCCATTCGCTCCGGCGACTCCATCCCGCTGTCCCCGCGCGAGCTGTTCGACGCCATGACCCCCGCCCAGCAGTTGCGTCGGTTCGGTGCAGGGGCGGCCGAGGCCATCAGCGCCGGGGCGGACATCGGCCAGGTCGTCAACGCCCGACGCGGGATGACCACCGCCGGAGGGCGCGCGGTGACCCGCGAGGGCACCACCCGCCGCGGGCTGGCCGGGGCCCGCATGGCCGCCGCCGCAGGGTCGGCCCGCGCCCCCGGGGACCGGTACGCGCGCGGGCGCGTGCTGCGCCCCATGCCCGAGCAGATCATCGCCGACGCCCCCTCCCGCGAGGCCGCCATCGCTGACCTGCGCCGGTACGGCTACCTCACCTAAGGAGCACACCGTGCGCATCCGTGGACGCCGCGACCTTCAAGCGGCGATCGAAGACCTTGCCGGGCAACCCGGCAACGACCGGGACCTCCGCCGCGCCCGCCTGGGCGTGATCGGCCGGGCCCGGCAACTCGGTGCCGCTGACCTACTCCCTACGGAGTGGGACACCAGCACCGGGCGCACCACCCCACGCCCCGCGCGCAACGCGAGGGGACGACGACTCCGCAAGGGAGACAGCACATGAGCCACCCCATGCCGCCCGCCAACGCAGCCGGAACCGGCGACCAGCCCGGAACTGGCCCCACCGAGGGTGCTCCGGCCGACCCCCAGCACCCCGCCCCCGGCACCGAGCCCCAGCCCGCAACGGGTGAGGGCGACGGCCAGGGCGACGCCCAGCTCGGCGACGCGGGCAAGCAGGCCCTCGACAGGATGAAGGCCAAGTGGCAGACCGAACGCGATGAGCGCAAGCGCCTCCAAGAGGAACTGGACGCCGCGACCGCCCCCACGCCCGGCACCGCCCAGGGCGAGACCGCGCCGGTCGACGCCGACACGATCCGCCGCCAGGTCGAGGCCGAGGTGATGGGCAAGGCCAACCAGCGCGTCATCGGCGCATCGGTCCTGGCCGCCGCCACGAACCGGTTCATCAACCCGGCCGACGCGATGCTCCACGTGGACATGTCCGTCCTGGAGGTCGACGCCCAGGGCCGAGTCGACACCGACGACCTGACGGCCGAGCTGGACCGGGTGCTCCAGGAGCGCCCCTACCTCGCCGCCGGATCCAACAGGCGGTTCCAGGGCGGAGGGGACGGCGGCAAGCAGGGCGCTCCGCCCAAGACGCTCGCCGAGCAGATCCGCGAAGCCGAGAAGGCCGGCGACACCCAGCGCGCCATCGCGCTCAAGTCGCAGCAGCTCTTCGGCCCCAAGCAGTAGACCCCGGCAGGTGCGAGCCTGCCCGACCAGAAGGAGGCCCCGTGCCCGGAATCACCGGTGCAGGCACCACGTTCAACCTGCCCAACTACGTCGGCGAGCTGTTCGCCGTGAGCCCTGAGGACACCAAGTTCCTGTCCGCGATCGGCGGGCTGACCGGCGGCCGACCGGCTGACGGCACCCTGTTCCAGTGGCAGGGCTACGACCTGCGCGACGCCGACGACGCCCGCCAGCGGGTGGAGGGAGCGACCGCCCCCGCGGGGGAGTCCCGCGTCCGTTTCAACGTGACCAACGTGGTGGAGATCCACCAGGAGACTGTGGAGACCACCTACACCAAGCAGGCCGCGACGGGACAGTACGCCTCCACCGGGTCGGCGCACACCGGCGCGGTCGGCGTCAGCGGTGCCAACCCGGTCGCCGATGAGCACGGGTGGCAGGTCTCCCAGCAGCTCAAGCAGATCGCCCGCGACGTCAACAAGAGCTTCATCAGTGGCACGTTCGCGAACCCGGCCACGAACGCCACCGCGCGTAAGACCCGCGGCATCCTCGCGGCGATCACCACCAACGTCATCACCAACGCCGAAGACGCCGAGCTGACCGAGGACATGGTCCACGACGTCATGCAGGCCGCGTGGGAGAACGGCGGGATCGCCGAGGGCGAGACCGCCACCCTGATGTGCAACGCCTGGCAGAAGCGCATGCTGTCCAAGATCTTCATCAAGGACAAGGGCTTCCAGGAGCAGACCCGCAACGTCGGTGGCGTCAACCTGATGACGATCGAGACCGACTTCGGGCGCATCAACCTGATGTTGGAGCGGTACATGCCCCCGGCCGAGCTGGCCGTCGTCTCCCTGGAGCAGTGCGCGCCGAGGTTCCTGCCCATCCCCGGCAAGGGGTTCCTCTTCCAGGAGGAACTGGCCAAGACCGGCGCGTCGGACAAGACCCAGATCTACGGCGAGATCGGCCTGGAGTACGGCAACGAGAAGGCGCACGCCAAGATCACCGGGCTGACCACGGCCCCGGTCGTGGACGAGGGCGGCGCCTGATGCCCCGGTTCGTCAGCGAGACCTACCCGCAACTCGTCGTGCACGACCTGGGTGTGCGCTTCACCGACGGCGAGGCCGTCGTGCCCGACGCCAAGGCGAAGAAGCTCAAGGCGGCGGGCATCCCCGGGGTGCGCGCGGTCGGCGGTCGCCCCAGCGCCACCGGCGACCAGCACAAGCAGCCGTCGGGCGATGAGCCCCCGGCCGTCACGCCCGAGAAGTAGGGGGTCCCCGTGCCGTATCCGCCCCTGGCCACCGTCGCCGACCTGGAAACGGCCGGGGTCACCGTGGACGACGCCGAGGTCGTGAGCGTGGGCTACTACCTCGCCGTGGCCTCGGCCGCCGTCCGGGAGGCGGCCGGGGTCCCCATCTCCTCAGTGACCTCCACCGTCACCCTGCCCGCCCCCGACGGGCTGTGGCTGGCGCTGCCCGGCCCGCCGATCACCGCCGTCGACCAGGTCCTGGACGCCGACGACCAGGAGGTCACAGGGTGGCGGCTGGTCGACCACCAGCTCTGGCGCGCAACCGGCTGGACGGCCGGGTGCGCGTCCGGGCCCTCCACTCTCACCGCCACCTACACCCACGGTCTGCCCGAAGTCCCCGCCGACATCGTGTTCCTGGTGCTGCGCATCGCCGCCGCCCTGCTCCAGAACCTCCGAGACAGCGACGGCGGGTCGGGCGGTCTGGCCGGGGACAGCATCCGACAAGAACGCATCGGCGACTACAGCGTGACGTGGTCCGACGCCGAGCGCATCAGCGAGCTGGAACTGCCCGAGCGCACCCGCGAGCGCCTGGCCGCGAGGTTCGGAGGCGGGGCCGACGTGATCCGGCTGGACCGGCGGGGTGTGCGCGGCCTGGGCTCGGGAGTGCGCTGATGAGCCGCGTCGGACGCCTCCTGAACGCCTCGGTGCAGGTGTGGCGTGTCGTGCTCGCCGACGACGGCGGGGGCGGACAGACCGAGACGTGGTCGGAGATCTCCACCCAGCGCGCCCGCCTGTCCCAGCCCACCGCTGCCCAGCGCGAAGCCGGAGACCAGGACGGCGCGCGCCTGACCCACGTGGTCTACCTGCGCCCCGGGGCGGACGTGCGCCGCGGCGACCAGCTCCGCCAGGAGGGCGTGCGCCTGGAGGTCCTCGCGACCTTCGAGCCCAGCGTGCGCGGCACCTACCTGCGGGCCGACTGCACATCCCGCCAACACGAAGGGAGGACCTGATGAGCATCAAGGTCAAGGTCATCGGCACGAAGATGGCCCGCCGTGCCATCGCCCGGTTGCGCATGGACATGCACGACGTGATGGAGGACGTCTCCCAGCAGTGGACAACGGCCACCCGCGACGGCGCCCAGGCGCTCGTGCCGGTCGACAGCGGCGACCTCCAGGAAGCCATCGAGGCGTCGGCCCGCGGCAAAGGTGCCAGCCGTGACGCCCAGGTCGGTGTCTACGACCGGGAGGAGTACTACTCCCAGTTCGTGGAGTGGGGGACCTCGAAGATGGCCGCGCAGCCGTTCATGTACCCGGCCGCCGCCGCCGCGAACAAGCAGGTGCCTGGCTGGATCAAGGACGGCATCAACGAGCGGCTGCCGTAGATGGCGACCGCCGCGTGGCCGATCCAGCAGGCCATCTACACGAAGCTGTCCGCCGACCCTGCACTGACCGCCATGGCTGGTGTGTACGACGAGGTGCCCGAACCCGCCCCGTACCCGCACCTGACGTTCGGCGAGTTCATCGAAGAGCGCGCCGACTCCCACGACCGGCAGGGCCTGGACGTCGCGGTCATCCTGCACATCTGGTCGAAGTACCGCGGCTACGCCGAGTGCGCCCGCATCCTCGCCCACCTGGATCGGCTGCTCGACCGGCAACCGCTCGTGGTCCCCGGGTTCGAGGACATCAGTATCTTCCGTGAGCACCACCGGATGATGCGCGACCCCGACCCCGACATCAGACACTGCCCGACCCGGTTCCGGGTCTGGCTCAGCAAGGAGGCATGACGACATGGCAGGAATCGACGGCTACGGCACCCAGCTCCGCCGCGGCAACGGCGCGGAACCCGAGGCGTTCACCGCGGTCGGCAACGTCGGCTCGTTCTCCGGGCCCAACATCGAGCGGGAGACCTACGACACCACTGCCCACGACGGCGACGGATGGCGCGAGTTCATCGGCGGACTCAAGGACGGCGGCGAGGTGTCCGTCGAGGTCCACTACGACCCCGACAAGCACGACAGCTTCGTGGATGACTTCGAGGCCGACGACGCCATCCGCTACGAGATGGAGTCCCCGGCCGGAGAGACCTGGAGCTTCAACGCGATCCTCACCGGCTTCGAGCGCGAGATGCCCGTGGACGGGCAGATGGCCGCGACCCTGACCTGGAAGGTCTCGGGCAAGCCCGAACTCACCCCCGCCCCGTAGCACCCCGCTTCAACCACCCTGCGACCTGAACGGACACCACACCCATGACCGACACCACCAGCCCGGACACCGAACCGACCGTGCCGCCCCTGCCCGCGTTCCTGTCGCGGGACGCGATCTTCGACGTCTCCGACATCGACTTCGAGGACGTGCCCGTCCCGCAGTGGGGCGGGACCGTGCGGGTCCAGGCCCTGACCGGCCGCGAGCGCGACAAGTTCGAGGCCGAGATCAACGGGTTCGCGCGCGGGGGCAGCGGCAAGAAGAAGAACTTCGACAACTTCCGGGCCCGCCTGGTCGTCGCCTCCGTCATCGACCCCGAGACCGGCGCCCTGATGTTCGGCGCGAGCGACGTCGCCAAGCTCGGACAGAAGTCCTCCAAGGCCCTGACGCTGATCGCCGACGTTGCCCAGCGCCTGTCCGGCCTGTCGGACGAGGACGCCGAGGAGCTGGCGGGGGAATAAGGGCCCGGCCAGAGCTGGCGTTCTACTACCGGCTGGCCGGGCACCTGAAGATCGGCACGCTCGCGGAGATGCTGGGCCGGATCTCCTCCCGGGAGCTGTCGGGGTGGATGGCCTACGAGCGCATCCACGGCCCGCTCGGGCAGCGCCGCGACGACATCCACACTGCGACGGTCATGGCGATGATCGCCAACACCAACCGACCCAAGGGCAAGTCGGCGATCGCCGTGGAGAAGTTCCTGCCCGACTGGGACCACGACCGACCCAAGACCGATGAGGACTTCTGGGCGGCGATCCGCGAGGCCAACGCCGCGATGGGCGGACGCGTCGCCGGGGCCGACGAGGCCCGACCTCCCCGCCGCAAGTTCCGCAGCGTGACCTGAGTGACCTGACGTAGAGGGGGTGTACTCCCGTGTCTACGATCGCTTCACTCCTGGTCAAGCTCGGGCTGGACGGCAAGAAATTCGACAGCGGCGCGAAGAAGGCCATCCGGGCGATGGACGCCCTGGCCCGCCGGGCCGAGGGGCTGTCCTCGCTCTCCAAGATCGCCGGGCTGGCGACCCTGGGCGCGTCCGCCGTGGCACTGGTCGGCGCCCTGGGCCCGGCCTCAGCCGCCCTTCTGGCGCTCCCGGCCGCCGCCGCCATCGCCGGAGCCGCGCTCGCGGTCCTGTCGGTGGGGCTCGCGGGCATGGGAGACGCCATGGCCGCCGTCGCCTCGGGCGACGCCGCCGCCCTGGAGGAAGCCCTGAAGGGCCTGGCCCCCTCGGCCAGGTCCTTCGTCAAGAGCTGGGCGGGGATCCGCGAGTCCTTCGCCCCCGTCCAGCAGGCCGTCCAGCAGCGGTTGTTCGCCGGGCTCGGTGAGCAGATGACGGCGCTCGGGTCGGGCATCATGCCGACCCTGGAGCGCGGGATGACCCGCGTGGCCGGGTCCCTCAACGGCCTCGCCAAAGAGGCCATGTCCGCCATGCAGAGCCCCCTGTTCCAGGGCGCCCTGGAGGACACCTTCGACGGCACCGCGCGCGCCACGAGCAGCTTCGGCGGGCTTCTGGGCCCCCTCCTCACTCTTCTTCTTCAGCTCTCCGCCGCTGGGCTGCCGCTGGTCACCCGGTTCACGGACTGGGCGGCCGGAGCCACCGAGGCCGCGACCGCGTTCCTCGGTACGGAGGCCGGCGCTTCCCGCCTCGCGGACATCGTCCAGACCTCGGGCGACGTCATGGCCCAGCTCGGCCGGATCGTCGGCGACCTGTCCCTGGGGCTGGGCAGCCTGTTCGGTGCCGCGTCCGGCGGTGGCCAGGGCCTGCTCGACACCATCGAGCAGCTCGCCGCCCGCTTCCGCGAGTGGGCCGCGTCCACCGAGGGCCAGGCCGCGCTCGCCGCGACCTTCGACACGCTCTCCGCCGCGGGCACCCAGCTCCTCGCCACCATCCCGCAGGTCCTCGCCGTCGTCGGCACCCTGCTCGGTCTGTTCCAGGCCCTGCCGGGGCCGGTCCAGCAGGGGGTCGGGTCCTTCCTGGCATGGTCGATCATCCTCGGCCCGGTCATCGGCAAGCTAACCGCGCTGGTCGGCATCGTGAAGATGGCAGTCGGCGGGATCGGCAGCCTGATCAAGGCCGCCAAGTTCGTCGGGCCCGGCCTGCTCAAGGGCGGTGCCGCCGCCGGGAAGTTCGGCCTGATGGTGGGCCGTGCTGCCGCGTCCGGGGCTGCTGCCCTGGGCCGCATGGCCGCGTCCGGTATCGCCTCGCTCGGCCGCCTGGCCGCCAGCGGGGCCGCCGCCCTGGGCCGCCTCGCGGTCTCGGCCGCCGCCGCGTCGGGCCGGGCCGCTGCCTCACTCGGCCGGATGGCCGCTGCTGCCGCTGCTGCTGCGGGCCGCATGGCCGTGGCCGCCGCGGGCACGGTCGCCAGCTTCGCACGGATGGCCGCCGCCGCTGCCGCCAACGCCGCGCGCGTCGTGGCGGGCTGGGTGCTGATGGGGGTGCAGTCCCTGATCCAGGCCGCCCGCATGGCGCTGGCGTGGCTGATCGCCCTGGGACCGGTCGGCATCATCATCGCGATCGTGATCGCGCTGGTGGCGCTGATCATCATGTACTGGGACCAGATCGTGGCCGCCACGGTCGCCGCCTGGGAATGGATCAAGGGCGCCCTGGTCGCGGTGTGGAATTGGATCGTCTCCCTTTTCATGACCTACCACCCGGTGGGCATCATCATCAGCCACTGGGATGCAATCAAGGCGTACACGGCCGCCGCCTGGCAGTGGATCAAGGCGAAAGTCTCCGCACTCTGGAATGGCCTAGTCTCGTTTATCTCGAATGGGATAAACAAAATCAAGTCCTTTATCTCAAATGGCTTCAATGCGGCGAAGACCATCGCCATTGCGGCGATCCTCGCCCTGCATAGCCGCGTGACCGCGACGATTGCCCGCGTGATCTCCACGGTCCGAGGCATCCCGGGACGCATCCGATCAGCTCTGGGCAACCTCGGTTCGCTGCTGACCGGGGCGGGCCGATCGATCATTCAGGGTTTGATCAACGGCGTGACCGGCATGATCGGATCCTTGCGAGCGAAGTTCTCGCAGATCACCGGGATGATCCCTTCCTGGAAGGGGCCGATGCGGGTCGACCTGAAATTGCTGGAGCCGACCGGCGCGGCCATCATGAGCGGCCTCACGAGCGGGATCGAGGGCAGCCTGCCCGGTCTGCGCAGCACGCTGGGCGACGTCACCGACGCCATCCCCAGCAACGTCAGCGCGTCCGTCCGCCACTCCGGTGGCGCGGGGGTCCAGGTGACCTTCGACCTCACGGGCGCCGACGGAGACATGAAACGGATGATCCGCAAGTGGGTGCGGGTCGACGGGCGCGGCGACGTGCAGAACGCATTCGGCCGATAGGAAACGGAGGTGCCCTGTGTGGCCACCCAACCCGCGTGTGGAGATCCAGCTCGACGGCGTCTGGGTGGACATCACCCGGGACGTGCGCGTGGAGGAGGTCCTCGCGATCCAGCGCGGTCGGGCCGATGAGGCTGCCCGCGCCGACCCGTCCTCGCTGTCCCTGCTGCTGAACAACCGCCACGGCCGCTACTCACCGCGCAACCCGCTGGGCCCGTACTACGGCCAGCTCGGGCGGAACACGCCCTTGCGGGTGCGGGTCGGCGAGCTGCCCGAGGAGGGCGCGGTCATTCTCCGGGACACGTTCTCGCGGACGGTGTCCCCGGACGGGTGGGGCACCGCCGACACCGGACAGCCCTGGACCGTGTTCGCCGACGGCGCGACCAACGACGTCTGGGTCGGCACCGGGGCGGGGCGGATGGAGGTCGGCACGATCGGCAGCATGCCCGGCGCCCGCACTCCGGAGATGCCCGCGGACGTCGACGCGCGGTGGTCGTTCTCGCTGTCGCAGATCCCGCGCGGCGACATGCCCGGGGCGTACTTCTGCAACCTGGAGTTCCGGCGGCAGGTCATCGGCGGGGTGCTCCACACCATGAGGGCCATCGTGTCGGTCAGGGTGTTCAGCGGCACCCCGGACGCCCGCTGCCGGGTGTCCGCGCACATCAACACCTACCGGGGCGCGACCAGCGCGAACTTGACCCCGATCGACTACGTCGCTGAGGGGGTGACCTACGCGGCCGGGGAGGAGCTGACGGCCCGCGTGCTCGCCGTTGGCCCCAGCGTGAAGTTCAAGGTGTGGGCCACCGGGGAGGCCGAGCCGGAGGCGTGGATCGCGCAGGGCTGGGTGGAGGACATCGTCGGGCCCGGCGCGATGGAGTTCCTGACCATGGTGCACACCCAGGCCAACCTCACCGCTCTCCCCGCGGTGACGTCGTTCCGCGACATCACGATCCGCGAGCCCGTGGCACCGTCCTCGGCGCTGCGGTTCTCCGGCGAGGTGAGTAGCTGGCCGTCCCGGTGGGACCTGTCCGACTCCGACGTGTGGGTGCCCATCGCCGCCGCGGGCATCGGCCGGCGTCTGGGCCAGGGCGCGAAGCCGCTCCGCAGCACCTTGCGCCGGGTGCTGCCGACCTACCGGCCGCTCGCCTACTGGCCGATGGAGGACGGCGCCCAGGCGGTGCAGGCCGCGGAGGGCACCGACGGCGCAGTCGGCCCGCTGACGACGTCGGGCCTGGTGTTCGCCGACGAGGACAGCCTGCCCACCTCCGAGGCCCTGCCGACGGTGCGCCCCGGCGCGCGAATCCGGTCCGGGCCGATCCGCGCTCTGACGACCGGGTCGTGGCAGGCGGACATGCTCGTGCGGATGGGCGAGCCGACCGAGGCCACCACCAACCAGACCTTGCTCGACATCACGTCGAGCACGGTCCGGGTGGTCGTCACCGGCCGCCGGTTCAGTGACGGGCGGCCGATCGTGGCCGCCTACACCTACGACCTCGACGGAAACCTCCTCGGTACCCAGTCGCTGTACACCGACCAGACGACCGCGCCGCTGATCTACGGGCAGTGGGTGCGCCTGCGGGTGCTCGCCTGGTCGGGGTCCCCGTGCACGACGCGGGTGGACTTCATCGACAGCGGCGAAGCGTTCCGGGGGGCGCAGCACACCTACACCTACAGCCCCGGCGTGGGGACCCCGGCGCGGGTCGACACCACGTTCGGGGACCTGGGCGACCTGGCCGTCGGGCACATCACCGTGTGGGGCGCCCGCTACTCGCTCGCGTACTACTACCCGTTCGCGGGCTTCGCCGGAGAGAGCACGGCCGCCCGCCTGTCCCGCCTGGGCACCTCGGAGCGGGTGCCGATCCTCGTGGTGGGCGACGCCTCCACGCCGTTGGGCACCGAGCCTGCGGGCACGCTCCTGGACGGGGTGGGGTCGGCGACCGACGCGGACCTGGGGGTGCCGGGCGAGCCCCGGGACCACCTGGGCCTGTCGTACCGGGCTCGCACCACCCTGTACAACCAGGCCCCGGCGATCACCCTGGACTACCAGGCCGGGACGATCTTCGACCCGGTGGAGCCCCAGGACGACGACCAGGCCACCCGCAACGACGTCGAGGTCAAGAGGTCGGCCGGGTCCAGCTACCAGGCGGTGGACGAGGACGGCCCGCTCGGTGTGAACCGGGTGGGCCGCTACGACGAGTCAGTCACCCTGTCCCTGTGGCGTGACGACCAGGTCGCGGCGCAGGCCGGGTGGCGGCTGCACCTGGGCACCGTCGATGAGCTGCGCTGGCCGACCATCCACCTCAACCTCGCCAACACCAGGATGCGCCCGCTCATCCCGGCGCTGCTCGCCCTGGACGCCGGTGACCGGATCCGTATCCTCAACCCCCCGCACTGGACCCAGGCCACCCACCTGGACCTGATCGTGCAGGGCTACGAGGAGAGGATCGGCGTCTACGCCTGGGACCTGACGCTGACCTGCACCCCGGCGTCGGCGTGGACGGTGGGGGTGGTGCCCGAGCAGGACCCGCCCCCGCCCCCGGTCGCCGCCGCGTCCAGCGTGGTGCACGACGCCGCGACCACGGTGACGGCCGCCGCGACCCTGCCCGGGGACGTGCTGATCGTTGCCCAGCTCTGGGACTGGATCGACGGCACCGGCATGGCCACCAGCCCGACGTGCCCGACCCTGGGTGCGTGGGAGCTGCTGGTGTCCGTGCCGCCGCCGCCCGGGGAGGGCCCGCACGTGCGGGTATGGGCGACCACCGTGGCCACGGCCGGGGCGCACACCATCACGGTCCCCGTGGCCATCCCGCAGGGGTCCAACAACCAGGTCCAGATGTGGCTGGTGCGCGGGGCGGACCAGGGCGCCCTGGTGGCCGCGGGGAACTCGTCCTACGCGGTGGACCCCAGCGACCACCACCACGCCCCCTCGGTGACCATGCCGGGGCCGGGGCTGCTGGTGTGCGGGTGGCTGACCACGTCCTCCAACGCCGTGTACACGCCGCCGCCGGGGATGACCCGCGCCCTGGCCGACCAGGTCGGGACCTCGTCAGCGGCCATGCCCGCCTACCAGGCGGTCCCCGCGGCAGGGGCGACGGGTGTGCGCACCGCCACCGTCGCGCCCGCCACCGAGGGGACCCGGCTGTACGGGGCGTACACGGTCGGTGCGCCGATGAGCCTGCCGACGCTGCCGACCGCCGACCCCGACCGGGTCGACACCGCCGGGTCCGCCCTGGCCGCCCCGGTGTCGGCGACGGACACGCTCCTGGACGTGGCCACCACCCAGGGGCCGCCCTGGATCACCACCGTCGGGCAGCCCGACGACTTCCCGGTGGACGTCGTCCTGGGCGGTGAGGTCGTGCGGGTCACCGGGATCGCCGCGGGCAGCCCGGCGCTGGCCGGGGCCGGGGCGGCGACCACCAGCCCCGGCACCGCCTACGTCGCCCCCTCGGTCACCGCACCTGGCGACAGCCTGTTGGTGTGCGCCTGGACCACGTTCACCGCCGCGTCCGGCACGTTCACCCCGCCCGGGTCGATGACCGCGGTCGGGACCACGTCGGGCACGTGGTCGGTGTGCGTGGCCGCCACCGAGGCCATCGCCGCCGGGGTGACCGGCACCCGGACCCTGACCGGCCCGAACTCGGCGTGGTCGGCGACCTCGGTCGCGGCCCGGGGGGCGTCCGGGGCCCCGGTGGTGGAGCAGGTCCTGTCCCACCGGGGCGGCCTTGGCGAGGACGTCACCCTGACCACCGCGCCCGCGGCGGCCGGGTGGTGGCTGCTCGCTGTGCACGCCTGGGACTGGGTGCCCGGTGACCCGCCCCTGCCGGGTGCGCCCTCGGGCGGGGGCTGGCAGGAGGTGGCCGTGTCCGGGGCCCCGCAGGACACCACCTCGCACACCCGCGTGTGGGCGCGACGCGTCCTCGCCGACGGCCCGCAGACGGTGACCTTCGGCGGGAACCCGAACGTGGACGACAACCACGTCCACCTGTTCGTGCTCTCCGGCGTCGCGCCGAACGTCAGCGGGCAGGCGTTCACCGTCGCCCGCTCCATCAACAACATCGCCAAGGGCCACGCGGCCGGGACAGACGTGCGTCTGGCCCAGCCCCTGATCGTCGCCCTGTAGAGAGAGGAGGACGCGATGCCGTTCCCCTGGTTGGCCGGACAGAGGATCACCGCCGCCCGGCTCATGGAAGCCGCCCCGGTGTACGTCCAGAAGACGGCGCTCCAGGCGCGCACGTCGACCGTCACCCCGACGTCGGACCCGGACCTGCGTATCACCCTGGACCCCGGCACCTACGACATCGAGTTGGAGCTGGGCTACGCGGGCACCGCCGGGTCCGGTGGCATCCGCACGAACTGGTCGGTCGACGCCGGGGTGACCGCCATCTCGGGCATCCGCTTCACGCGCGGTACCGGCGCGGACGCCACCGGCCGCAACAGCGACCCGGGCCGCCACACCGCGAACGGCCTCTCCACAGAGGCCGTGTACGGGCTGACCGCCGGGTCCGGGCAGCGCGGCTGGGGTTCGGAGCGGTGGCGGGCCCTGGTCACCGCCCGCGGCGAGATCCGGTTCTGCTGGGCCCAGAAGACCAGCAACGCGGGTGAGACCTGGGTCGCACCCGAAAGCTTCCTCAAGGTCACGAGGACCGGATGATGGCCCCGGACGCGAGCGCCCTGGGCGCGTGGCTCATCGGCGCCGCCGCGGTGGTCGGAGCGCTGCTCGCCCTGTGGAAGGCGACGGCCGCGGGGTGGCGCCTGGCCCGCCGGGTCGGACACTTCCTGGACGACTGGGCGGGGGAGGCCGCGAGGCCGGGGCATCCCGCCCGCCCCTCGGCCATGGAGCGCCTGGCCGACCTCGACCAGCGGGTCGGCGGGGTGGAGGGGCAGCTCGGGCGGATGTGCGAGCGGATCACCCAGGTCGACGGCCGGGTCGCGCGGGTCGAGCACGAGCTGCACCCGAACTCGGGCGCGAGCCTGCGGGACGCGGTCGACCGGATCGAGGTCCGCACCCAGCAGCCCGCCTCGCCGACGGTTCACCAGACGTTCGTGACCCCGCCGCCGTCCGACACCACCGACTGACCTCGCCCACCTCGCCCCTGGTTTTACGCCGGGGGCTTCCTCACGCCCTGGAGGCACCCTTGCCCTGGCTCACCCAGCTCGCCGACGTCGCCCGACGTACCGGCTTCCCCGTCGAGGAGGTCTCCGGCTGGCGGACCCGTGGCCGCGAGGCGCAGGCCGCCGTCGACGGGATCGTCTGCCACCACACCGCCACCCCCAAGAGCGTCAAGGGCGACTACCCGACGCTGCGCGTGGTGCGCGACGGACACGGGTCCCTGCCCGGCCCGCTCAGCCACTTCGGCCTCGGCCGGGGCGGCACCATCTACGTGATCGCCGCGGGCCGCTGCAACCACAATGCGCCCAGCACCAGCCCGCAGCACACGAACAGCCGGAGCATCGGCATCGAGGCCGAGAACTCCGGCCGCTCCGACGACCCGTGGTCCGACGTCCAGAAGCGCGCCTACGTCGCCCTGGTCGCCGAGCTGGCGCGCGAGTTCGACCTGCCGGTGTCCCGGATCAAGGGACACAAGGAGGTCAACACCGCCAAGAACGACCCCACGTTCAACATGGCGACCTTCCGCCAGGAGGTCACCGACTACCGGCCCGGCCAGGGCCAGGAGGACAACGACATGCCCCGACACCGCCGGTTCGAGAAGGACCGCGCCCAGACCCTGCCCCCCGGCGAGTGGACGTCGCTGGAGTTCGAGACCGTGGTCGACGCCGACCACGGCGGCACCTCCACGGGCAGCCTCTACTCCCTGGTGGGGGTCAACGAGAAGGGCGGAGCCCTCTACGACTTCTCCGTGGGGGTGACCATCGCCGGGCTGGAGCCGGGCGCGGAGGTGCAGCTGCGCGCCACCGAGTACGAGCCCGACGGCAAGGGCGGCTGGGAGTACGCCCGCAACCGGCCCATCGACAGCCCGGTCCACGCCGGCGGGAACGGCCACTTCACCTACGCGTGGAAGGGCAACCTCGCCAAGGGCAGGCGGGTCCGTGTCCGCGTCGTCCAGTACGGGGACACCCCGGCGTCCATCACGTCCGCGACATCGGACGTCTTCTACTGGCCGAAGTAGGCCCGCACTCCGGGGGGGCTGGTACCGCGCGTACCGGCCCCGTCGCCATGCCCGCAGCACCTGACCGACCCTGTCCCCGAAGCTAGGAGAGACCATGACCCACTCCGCTCCCGCGCCCGTCCCCGGCACCCCGGCCGCGACCCGCGCCGACGCCCGCGCCCGCGCGCTCCGCACCGTCCTCCAGGGCGCCGTCTCCACCGTCCTGGTCGCGGTCGCGGCCACCGTCGTCACCGTGGTCACTCCGGCCGAGGTGATCGACTGGACCGCGCTCGGCGTCGCGGTGGCCACGGCCGCCGGTACCGCGCTCGCGGCCTACGTGCAGCGCCGCCTGGAGGGCGTCGGCCAGTAGGTCCCGCACGCGACCGCCCCCGCTCCTCGAGGAGCGGGGGCGGCTTCGTCGTGTGCGGGATTCCCTCGGCGGACACGAAAGCCCCCGACCGTCTTTTGACGGTCGGGGGCCGGGCCCGCACCTCTTATCCCCACGGGCCCACCCGGGAACCACCCCGGGCCCGCCGCGCTATACCCCGTAGGGCGCGCGGAGGCCTACCGCTCCTCGCGGTCCATCTGCGCCGCCAGGAGCCGAGCGGCGACTTCGATCTCGGCGTCGGATCGGCATCCGGGTCCGCAGAAGGTTCCGCCGACCGATCCGGCGAAGCCGTCCCCGCGAATCTCGGTTCCGCACTGGGTGCACGTCGTGGCCATGACGTCCCTCTCGGTCTCTCGGTGGTGGTGGGTCCCGCGCCGCGGGTGTCGACCGGTCTCCCCCTGGGGGTACGGACCGCGGCGCGGGGTCTGGTCCCGCGCACCCGGGCCTGGACGGCGGTCGGGTGCGCGGGGGTCTAGGTGGCCGGCCGGAGCAGCGCCTGCACCTCGGACTCTCGGAACCGGTGCTGGCCGCCGGGGGTGCGAATGCTGTTGATGCGCCCGGAGGAGGCCCACCGGGTGACGGTCTTGGGGTCGACACGGAACAGTTCGCCGACCTCGGCCGGGGTCAGGTAGCGCTCGCGTGCGGGGGTGGTCACCGGACGCGCACTGGGGTGTTCCATGGGGTGTTCCTCTTCATCTGTCGGGACAACTCGTCGGGGTCTTCGTGCCGGAGCGGCCCAACCCTGTGCGGCCCGAGGTAGAACCCCACCCATGAGCGGTGGTAGCTCAGCCAGATGACCACCCAGTACGGGGAGTGGTGGCGGGCGAGGGCGGCGGCGACGTCGCGCTGGTCGCGATCATGCGAGGGGTCCCACCGGCTCATGGGTTCTCCACCACCGCGCGCACGGTGAGGGGTCCCATGCGGGTGCCCTTCCACTCCCACTCCCAGTCCCAGAACACGGCCAGCCCGTCGACCAGGCGCAGGCCGGAGAGCGGGGCCGCCGGGCTCGGTTCGCCCAGCCGCGGGTAGGGGATGGCGGCGGTGTGCCGGGGCCCGTTGTCGGTCACGCGCAGGGTGATCAGGTACGTGTCGACGACGACAACCACGCGCACCGTGCCGCCCGGATCGCCGCTGCGGGTGTGGCAGTGAGCGTTCGACACCAGGGCGGTCGCGATTCGCTCGACACGTCGCGCGACACGAGACGGCACGACGGCGTGCACCCAGTTGATGAGGTCGGTGTGGTCGCGCTCGTGGCCCAGCACGATGCCGTGCTTGTGGGCCTCGGTGAACCGGATGCGGTGCGGGTACGGGACGGGGTCTGCGTCCGAGCAGAGCGGGATCACGCGGCCCTCACCTCCAGGGCCTGGAGTCCGGCGAGGGCCCGCACGAGGACCTCGACGCGCGGCGAGGTGGCGAGCGGCACGGCGCGGCGGTGGCGGCCGGGCGCGTAGGCGCGGACGCGAGCGGCCCGGCGCGGGCGCTGGCGGCGGACGGCGACGAGCGCCGACGGGTTCAGGTAGCGCGACATGGCGATCTCCTGGTCCAGATGCCGGGTGGGAAGCCCGGCGGGGAACTGAGTGGCTCCATACTGATATTAGGATTCCTAAAAAGCAAGACCGGGACACCTAATCACAAGATTCCTGGGTCGGGTGTCCTAAAATGTCTGCTTCCGCGAGGGGCCCGTCTACGATCGGAGCACTATGGCCACCAGGTACTCACCGACGATCCGTCGACGCCGACTGTCCGCCGAGCTGCTGCGCTTGAGACAGGTCGCTGGAATGACCAGCGAGGAAGCCGCGCGGGGCTCAGAGCTGAGCAAGACCGCGTACTCGAACATCGAGAACGGATTCAGGCAGAGGCCGAAGCTCCCCGAAATCCGCGCGATTCTGCGGGCCTTCGAGGTGCCGCCAGGGCAGGAGTATGACGAGATCCTCAACCTCTGCCGCCAGTCCCTCGAACGTGGGTGGTGGAGCCGCTACCGCGACGTCCTCGCCGCGCGCTACGTCGGCTTCGAGCAGGAGGCCGCGACGATCTCCACCTGGGAACCGATCGTCGTGCCGGGCCTGCTCCAGGTGCCCCGGTACATGGAGCTGCTCGCAGAGTCCGCCCTCCTTCGCCCGGAGGAAGCCCGCCGCTCAGCCGACGCCCGGATGACCCGGCAGCACATCCTGCACGAGGACCCGCCGGAGCTGTGGGCGATCTTCGACGAGACCGCCCTACTGCGCCTGGAGGACGACCACCCCGACGTGCTCCGCGAGCAGGCCCGCCACCTCCTGGAGCTGAGCGAGCAGCCGTCCATCACCATCCAGATGACCCCGGCGCGGCGCATCAACAGCGGCAGCGGAGGGCCGTTCGTGGTACTGGACTTCCCCGACGCCGTAGACCCCTCGATCGTCTACCTGGAGACCGACACCGATGGCCTATACCTGGAAGAGCCGGATGAAGTTGCCCGGTACCGCACACTGATGAAGCACCTGGTGATGACTGCTCTCCGCCCCGGGGAGACAGCTGACCGCCTACGACAGATGATCGAGTAGCCCCATGACGAACTCAGTTCCCGCTGAACTTCCCGACCTTCTCTTCCGCAAGTCTTCCTACAGCCAGCCGACCGGCAACTGTGTCGAGATCGCCGACCTGCCTGCGGGTGCCGCCGTCCGTGACTCCCAGAACCCGACAGCCGGGCACCTGGAGGTCCCCGGCACGGAGTGGTCCGCGCTGCTCGCCAGCGTGCGCACCAGGTAGTTGCACGCGAAAGGGGCCGCCTGCATATGCAGGCGGCCCCTTCTCAGTTCCCGAGCCCACTCTACCCCGTCGTGCCGACGCCGGGAAGCTACCGCTGTTGCTGCATCCCGCACTTCGTGCACACCCAGATGCGATTCGGGGTCTCCATCCAGTCGTGGTCGCACGAGGAGTGGCGCCCCTCGATCGGCGCTGCGGTGGTCGCCTCGCACAGCATGCACTCCATCTGGCGGGCGGCGGGGTTCTCCACCCACAGGTGCGGGTGCTCGCTGATGAAAGGTTCTTCGGGCACTTCCATGATCGGCATGTGGCAGTACCGGTCCACGCGGCCTCCTCACGAGGGGACCACCACCGTAACCCGCCGACACCGGCCGGGGAAGGCGAAGACCGACCCCGGCCACCGCCTGGTGGCCGGGGCTTCCCCGCGGCGAGCTACGCGGCCACGAGCTGACCGTCGGCCATGGCCGCGCGGACGGTGGCCAGCACCCGGCGGGCGGTCCGCTCGGACACCTCACCGTGGCCACGCTCGGCCAACAGGGTGACGATGTCCGCGCCGGTGGCCGTGGCCATCCGCGTGTCCGGGGCGCCGGGCTCGGTCGCCCAGTCCAGGACGGTGTCCTCGCGCGGCCCGGTCGTCGTGGCCACGGTGGCCGGGCGGGGCGCCGGACGGTCATCATGCTCATCAGCATGCTCCTCGGCCACCGGATCGGCGGTCACGGCCGTGCGGGCAAGGACCTCGGCCACGGACACCACCTGTCCGCAGATGACCGGCCGGTCCTCGGCCACGACCTCCACGGCCAGGTGTCCGGCCAGGGTCGCCGCGGGGATCAGCCCGCCACCGCAGATGGCCGGGCGCTCCACCTCCACCTCGACGGCGGACAGGCGCGTGCGCAGCGTGGCCACGGTGGTGACCGCCGTGCAGATGGCCGGGCGGGTGTCCGGCGCGGGCACGGGCAGGCTGGCCACGAGCGCGGCCACCGGGATCGTCTGGCCGCAGATGGCCGGGCGCGCGGCCAGCGCCGCCGCCTCCGTGGCCACGGCCGCCTCGGCGGCCAGACGGACGGCGGTCACCGGCGCCATGACCGTGGCCACCGGGATGACACGGCCACCGCAGATGGCCGGGCTGCGGTCACGCTGGCCGTGGCCGCCGTCCGGGCCGATGCGGACAGCGGACATCGCGAGCTGGTACGCCAGCTCGGCGGCCACCGGCACCCACAGGGACACGACGATGCCCATCCAGCCGTGCTCCCACCCGTGGTGGAGGTTCGCCCCGGTGGTGGCCACCACGCCGACGAGGAGGGCGGCCTTGGCCATGGCCGGGGGGTGGTGGCCGACGGCGCGCGCGTGGCCGATGGCCGCGATCGACAGGACCACCAGGCTGTCCACGGTGACCGCGATGACCGCGGCCTCCCACTCTGCGGCGCCGGCCTCGATGGCGAACTTGCGGATGTGGCCGTAGCTGACGACGACCAGGCCGACGGCGATGGACAGGGACCCGGCGATGGTCGCGTAGTAGGGGAGGTTACGCACGGGGCACCTCCGGGCGGCCCTCGTAAGTGGAGACCAGGTCACCGAGAAGGGAGTCGAGACGGGGGAGGGCGGCGCTCAGCGCGCGCCCGGGGGCACGGTCGTACCCGTGCGCGGCCAGAACGTCGAACACGTCGGAGAGGAGACCCGCGGAGGGGCGCGGCTGCGGGGCGGTGGGGGCGCTCATCGGTCGCCGTCCTTCGCCAGCTCCTCGCGCATCCACGCGGCGGCCGTGGTGGGGCTGACGGCCGCCTCCGTGACGGTGCGGGCAGCGATACGGGCGATGGTCGCGCGGTCGGACAGGATGTGGCGCCGGTCGGCGAGGGTGTCGCCCGCGTCCATGGGGACGTCGAGGATGTCGGCGACGGCCGCCAGGAGGGCGCGCAGGGCGTCCGTCTCGGACGGCTCGGGGGTACGCGCAGCGCGCGGTACGGTGGTCACGGTTCAACTCCTGGTAGGTCAGGTTGTTGTTCAAGCCCTCGGGTCGGTGCTCCAACACCGGCGCGGGGGCGTCTTCAGTTGTGGGTCGAGGTGTAGCAACAGGTGTAGCTACTGGCTGAAAGACACCACGGTTCGTGGCAGGTCGCCATTAGTCAAAGTTGCTGGTCAGTGACCCATGGCAACCCATGGCGACCCGCCTGCCTACAACTTCTAATCCGATGGCCGCTGGTTCGAATCCAGCCGGGTGCACCACATCTGACCAGGGCCTTCACTCTCACGAGTGAGGGCCTGACGTCATTGTAGCGGGCTCAGTGTAGCGATGGGTGTAGCAACCGTAATGGTTCGCGACCGGTCGCCACGGGTCAGAGCGCCTAATCGGGCGCGGTTCCAGGGGTCTCACCCGCCAAGCGCCGGAGGGCAGCGTCCATCACCGCTGTCGTCCGCGCCTGCGTTTTTTCGGAGAAGTGCGTGTAGATCTCAGACGTCGTCGCCAACCTCGCATGCCGCAACGCCCGCTGAATGTCCTTCATCTGTGAGCCGCCCTCGAACAGCCACGACGCGGCCGAGTGACGGAGGTCGTGCACACGGGCGCCCTCGACCCCCGCCTTCGCGCACAGCACATCCCAGGCCCGGTTGACGTTGCGCGGCTCGATCGGCGTCCCGTACCGGGTCGTGAACACCAGGTCCGGTTCCACCCACACGTCAGCGGCTTCGCGCTCCTCCTCCACCCGCTCCTTCCGAGCCAACAGGACGGCGAGGAGGAACGGCGGGATCTGGACCGTGGCCATCGACGCCGAGGTCTTGCCGCCCACGATCTTGAGCACCCCGGGACGCCGGCCGTTCGCGTCCGCCTCCACCGCACGGACCCGCTGAAGCGACGGCCCGACCGCGGCCAACCCCGCCTCCAGATCCAGCGTCGACCACCGCAGCGCCAGCGCCTCGCCCTTGCGCAGCGCCAGTCCCAGAATCGTCACCCACAGGTCCGCCCAACGGTCGCCAGCGGCGTGCTCCAGGAGCCTGCTCGCCTCCTCCTCCGTCAGCGACTTACCGCGGGCGCCCTCGCCCTTCGGAGGCTCGACGAGCAACGCCACGTTGCGGGTGACGATCTCGTCCCGCATCGCGTCGGCTAGCGCCTTGCGCAGGATCGCGTGGCAGTACGCGACCATGCGGGGGGACAGCGTCGTAGCCAGGGTGCCGTCGGCGCCCCTGCGCGGTGTCCTGGAGGGCGGTTTCACTTGGAGCTCCCCGAGCCACGCGCGCACTTGCGCCGGGCCGAGGGCCCCGATCGCGAAGTGCCCCAGGTGCGGGATGAGGTGGAGCCGCGTGTTGTCGGCGTAGGACACCAGGGTGCTCTCCGCGAGCCTGCCCGCCTGCACCCGCTGGGGCAGGATCTTTCCGACCCACTCCTTGGTCAGCCACTCCCCCAGGGTGATGCCCTTGCCGGAGGTGATCGGCAGACCGGCGTCGATCTTCGCCTGCAACTCCTTCAGCTTCGCGCGCGCCTTCGCCTGGGTCTTGGCGTAGACCGGCTTGCGCTTGCCGTCGGGCAGGGTCACGGACCCGACCCACATTTCATCGGAGGACCGCTGGTACAGCGACCCCTCGCCGTTAGCTCGGGTCTTCTTCTTCGGGGGCATCTGAACTCCCTTCCGATGTCGCATACCCCAAGTTCTTATGGAACCGAAGCAGAGCTTCGCTGGCGTCCAACAGCGGCAACAGGCCTGTCCACGCGACGGCAGTCCCATCAGAGGCGACGAGCAGCGCCCGCCAGCGGGCATCCTCAAGGCGCACGTTGGTCTCTGCCCCGTCCCAGTGGCCTATGAGCGAGTGGACGAACGATGGGAGCGGTTCGTCCACCTCGCCCGACGGTCGGTACCAACCCGTGTCTCCGTATGGGCGTCCGTCCTGGAAGTCCACGACGACTCCCTCCTCAACGAGGGAGTCCGTGAGGCTATGAGCGAAGTCGCTGAAATGGGAGGTAGCGTCCGTTCGCGTCTGCGCCTTCAGCTCCTCCTTCACGCGTTGCCTATCGAGACCGTCCTTGATGGCCCGTTCTGTGAAATCGATGAGCCTCGACAGGCGCTCCTGCTCTTCCTCCAGCCGCGACGCCCAGAACCGTTGCAGTAGATCCCTTTGGTGACTCGTAGACACCCTGGCGTTACTGATCATCTGCTCGGCTCTGGTGTGCACACCGAGCGGATGTAGATCTTCAGGAGCGGGCGGCGGGGCTTCGAGGTATCCAGCGAGGACGAGCAGGACCTTGATGTCGACGCCGAAGAGTTCGCTGATCCTGGCGAGGTGCTCGACGCCTGGCTTCGCGCTGTTCTTCTTCCATCGGCTGATGGTGGACTGCTGGATGCCAAGCGCCCGCGCAAGGGATGCATCGTTGGTGTACCCGAGCGCAGTTCCTGTGCTCGTCACCCAGTCGGAGAAGGTGGGCCGTCGTGACGGCATGGTGACCTTTCGTGTGAGGGTCGGATGGTGGTGCCCCGTGGCGAACGGTCGCGACCCGTGGCGGACCGATCACTCATCCTTGCACGCTCGCAAGCCACGAAACAAGTGTCGCCGTAGAGCAAAACTGATCTCTGACGATCTCCAACCTGGCTTCGCACGTGTGTCCTAGTGCGTCCGAGCGCTTGGAGGCGGACAGGTACGGGAGATCAGCCGTGAGACGCATGTGATGAGTGTTGGAACATCCTGGACTCCCGCCCCACCAGGGGTTCCTTGCCAGTGGTTGTCTGAACGTCGCTGAACAGGACTGAACAGGGCTGGACGGGGCTGAAATCCGACTTGTGCTTCGCGAAGTTTCGCGAAGTTCCGGCACGGCACGCAAGCCCGGATGTCGCGGGAGGGGGGGAAGGTGTGCGAGGATGCCTTTAGACCCTCCCGACCGTTATCGGTCGGGGCGGATCTGGTAGGGGCTGCCCACACAAGTGGGGGCGGCCGGTGTATCAGCACCGACCGCCCCTAGGCGCAACTCCTGCTTTGTGACTAGCAAGCCGGTCAGACATGGTCTGACCTCGATAAACGGGCGCTCTAGAACAGCGCCCCGTTTGGAGTACGCATGCGGCAGTCTAGCCGAACGCTGTCCGACGAGGTAACTGGGGACGCGAACCCGCACCCTCAGGTTGGCAAACTCCTGCTGACCTACGAGGAGAGCCGGTTCCTCCTGGGGTGCAGCCTGACCACGCTCAAGGGTCTCGTGAAAACGGGAGAGCTGCGGTCCATCGCCCTCACCAGCAAGTCGAAGCGAATCCCCGTCGAAGCCCTGCACGAGTTCATCGCCTCGCGCGCCGTGCAGGCCGACGTCTCCTGACGCTGCTCCGCAGCTCTCCCGTCGGCTCTGAGCCCCGCCGACTCCTCTCTTCACCCCAAGCCTCGCCGACCGCGCCATGCGCCGTCCGGCTGTGAGGCGTACCCACATCAGGGGGAACCGTGCCCGAAAGCACGTACACCGTCCCGGCCCAGCCCCACCAGAGCACCGACATGCAGATCTTCAACGTCGACGACCGCCCCTGGCGGTTCGGCATGACCGAGGACGGCAGGACTTACGCGGTCGCCACCGACGTCGCCAAGAGCTTCGACTACCGGGACGCCGCCAACGCGCTCCGCGTCCTCGACGAGGACGAGAAGGGTACTCAGATCGTGAGTACCCATGGCGGACCCCAGGAGATGAAGGTCATCTACGAGGACGGCCTGTGGGAGCTGATCTTCCGCAGCACCAAGCCCGAGGCCAAGTCCATCAAGCAGCGGGTCAAGGCCATCCTCCGCGAGATCCGCGAGACCGGACGCTACGAGGTCGAGTTGGCCGACCCGCTCGCCGAACTGGAACGCCAGACCCGAGCCACCGTCCGCGCCATCGAGGTCGCCAAGGCCGAACGCGCCCGCGCTGAACTCGCCGAAGGCCAGGTCGCCGCCCTGGAACCGCAGGCCGCGAAATACCAGGCCGTCATGGACGCCGACGGGCTCACCGACATGACCGCCCTCGCGGACATGCTCGACATCAACGTCAACCGGCTCACCAACTGGCTCGTCGAGCAGGACATCTTCCGCAAGCAGACCTCCGAAGGTCAGGCCGGGCCGAAGACCCGCAACCTCCCCCGCCGCCGGTACCAGCACTCGGGACAGTTCCTGGTCCGCACGGAGCGCAAGGGGTTCGTCAAGTTCCCCGTCGCCTACGCCACCAGCAGCGGTCTCGACCTCATCCTCGACCGCTGGAGCCAGCGATGAGCATCCCCATGCGCCACCACGAGACCGTCCTCGCCCAGCTCACCACCGGGCTGACCCACCCCACCCCGACGGCCATCGCCGCCGCGCACACGAACGAGGCCAGCCGATGACCCAGCCCACGATCACCCCCGCCGACCAGGCCATAGCTTCCCGCTGGATCACCACCACGACCGGCGGCCGCACCACCACGTTCGCTCACCTCGGATGGGTCGAACTCGACGGAACCGAGTGGACCATCCACGCCGAGGTGGACCCCGAGCGCCACACCAAGTACGCCTCGAACCCCGAGCTCGCCGCGTACCCCAGCGTGTTCCGCGCCCCCGGCGTGAACCTCCTCACCTACCCCGTCGTCGGCGAGAACGAGACCGTCGCCCGCCTCCTCTTCCACGCCCCCGCGTTCCTGAACGCGCAGACCCCGACGCCCACGCGGCCCCTGGACTGGCAGCCCCGCCTCCTGGAGAGCGGCCACACCATCGCCGAGGCGACCGCCGCCACCATTGAGGACACCACCGGCCCGTACCCGGTGATCGCCCGCGTCGACCAGGTGTTCACCGACCTCGCCAACGGCAACCTCGTCGGCGCGGCCGTGACCATCGGCGAAGGTACCGACCGCCGCCTGATCGTGCCCGTCATGTCCACCGACGCCACCGCCGCCGACGTGTTCAACCAGCTCGCCGAGAGCCGCCGCTTCAGCTGAGCCCCCGAAGGCGGGGCCTCCGTCATGGAGGCCCCGCCCCGGACCGGACCAACACCGTCACCAGCCCTCGGGGGAGAGCATGACACCGACACTCGAACACCAGTGCGGGCACTACATCGGCGACGAAGCACGCCACTGCGGAGCTACACCCACACGCCACTACCTCACCGGCCACCGGTGCGAAGACCACACCCCCGCACGGCTCGCGGGACAGGCCGAATCCGCCCCCTTCTATGACCGCGAAGAGGGCGACCAGTGATCAAGACCAGCTCCTTGGACACCGTCCGAGACGCCTTCGAGCGCGCCGGATGCAACGTGCGCGGCAGCGGCGCCCAACTCTCCGCCACCTGCCCGCACCACCCAGACCGCACCGCGTCCCTGTCCATCGGGTACCACGACGGCAGAGTCCTCATCTTCTGCCACGCCAGATGCGGCATCGAGGACATCCTCGACAAGGTCGGACTGACCAAGGCAGACCTGTTCGACGAGAAGCCGGAACCTCGTCCAGGCGGTCGCCCCACCGTCACCGCGACCTACTCCTATCCCGATGAGCAGGGGCTGATCGGCTTCGAAGTTCGCCGCTACGAGCCCGGGTTCGGCGGCGACAAGAAGACCTTCCGCCCCTACCTCCCCGGGGCCACCAAACCCGGTATCGGGAAGGTCCGCCGTGTCCTGTACCGGCTCCCCGAGGTCATCGCCGCCGCGCAACAGGGCGGCACCGTCTACATCGCCGAAGGCGAGAAGGACGTAGACCGCCTCGTTGCCCTCGGGCACACGGCCACCACCAACATCGGCGGCGCGGGCAACAACAAGTGGAAATCCGAGTACAGCACCTTCCTGCGCGGTGCCGACGTCGTGATCATCGCCGATAACGACGACCCCGGGCGAGACCACGCACACGCCATCCAGGCATCAGTCACAGCCGTCGCCAAGTCCGTAACGCTCCTCAAGCCCGCCGTCAACAACAAGGGCGCCGACCTCTCCGACCACCTCGCCGCCGGATACACCCTCGACCAACTCCTCCCCCTGGACGAGGAAGAGGAGGACGACCACACCGAGCCGGAAGCGGCGCCGCTCCCGAACGCCGAACCGACCCCCGGCTTCGACTACGCCCACGTCT